TCAAAAAATTATTTTTACTGTTAGAAATATTGGTGATCAAATACATAGAACAGATCAAAGGAGAAGAATAGAATATCAAGATAGAACTTTTGTGAAATATTATTTTATAAATGAAATAAGAGAAATTGGAGGGAGAGATGGTTTTTTAGAATTAGAAGCTGAAAACAAAGACTAATGGCTTTAAAAGATTTAAATAGAGGGAGTGCTTGGTGTGAGATTGATCCTGCAAATCTTACTGATATACTTTTATTATTCGATAAATTACCAGGAGAAGTTTCAAGAGATAAAACATGGGCTAAATTTTGGAGACATGTTTCAAAGCCTTTAGTTGCTGAAGCTAGAAAAAACGCAAAAAATGTAAAAGGCAAAAAAAACAGTGGTCAACTTTCAAGAAGTATTGGATTTTTTAGAACAAAAGCAAGTAAAAAATTTTTAGGGGGATATGTCGGCCCAAGAATAAGAGGAGCTTTTGCTAAAAGAGAAACTGAAGATTCCAGTGGAAAAGGATTGAAAGGAAAAAAACAATATACTAAATCTGGTTTTTATGGAGCTTTTGTGGAATATGGATCTGAAGTTATGTTTGGAGGAAAAGGAACAGGACAAGATCAGCCATTCATGAGAGATGCCTTTGATGCAAAACATAGAACAGTGTTGATTAATGGTATGAAAGATGCAGAGTTGATTTTTGATAGAGCTGTTAAAATATATGAAAGGAGATTGAAAAAATATGGTAAATTAGGTTTTTAAAATGGAAGTAGGAAAAGGCATATTCAAATTATTAAAAGACAATTCAGATGTTAATGCTTTAGTAGGGACAAGGATTTTCCCAATGGTTGCAAGGCAAGGAACAGATTTTCCTTTTATAATTTATGATGTCTTAACAGATGATCCTACTGACTACAAAGAAGGAGTTTCTTCTTTAGACACAACATCTGTAATGGTTAGCGTTTATTCTGAAACCTATTCACAAGCAGCTGATTTAGCAAAAAAAGTTAGAACTGCCCTTGACAGGCAATCTATTACAATTGATGGAGCAGTGATTATTCAATCTATTAAATATGATGGTTATAATGATTTTTTTGATTTAGATTCATTTGATAACTCAGCAACAAATGCAAGAGGAGTTTTTAGAAAAGCTTTAGATTTTGATGTAAGAATAATAAATCCTTAAAAATGGCAATTGAATTAATAAATAAAAATTTTAAATTGATAAAAGATTCAACTGATATAGAAATTTTCAACAAAGCTACTAATGGAATTTCTATAAGCTCTATTGGAGTTAAAATAAATTCTGGAGATAATATTTCCAAAGATTCATTATGGACTTTAGAACTTCAAACAAATTGTAATGAATTATGTATAATAGAAAAAAATATTAAAACATCTTCTGAAGTTTGTTTTGATAACATAGATACAAATTTTTCTGATGATACAATTGCAACTGTTAAAATAACATCTGAAAGTTTATTAAGTGATGTTTCTGGTAGTTGTGATATAAAATTAGATATTTAAAACAAAAAAAATGAAATATAAATTATTAAAAGATTGGTTTTCTCAAAGACATAACAGAACAATTAAGCAAGGGGCTTTTGTAATTATAAAAGATCAGAATGAGCTAGAAGATTTAATTGATCAAGAATGTATAGAGAAAATAGTAGAAAAAAAGAAAAAAAAGAAAAAGAAGTAAATATTAATAAATAAAATAATAAAAAAATGGCAATATTAAATGGAACAGATGTCCGAGTTTACAATGCTTCAAATGGTAATTTAGTTGCTTTTGCACAAAGTGCAACGTTAAATTTTTCCATGAGTACAAGAGATATTACAAACAAAGAATCTGGAGGCTTCAAAGAAAGCCTTGAAGGACTTAGAGAATTTTCAATTGATTTAGATGGAGCTTATGCTTTTACAGATGCAAGTGGTTCAGCTTTAACTAATGGAGCTGATGATTTAGTTTTATCTAACATGATAACAACAAGAGCAGCTTTAACAGTAAAATTTGGAAATACTACTGGAGCAACTGGAGACACTGATTATCAAGGAAGCGTATTTTTAACAAGTTTTTCAGTAAGTGCTGGAACAGAAGATACTGCAACTTACTCAATGAGTTTTGAAGGAACTGGAGCTTTAACGCAAACAGTAGCTTAATATAAATATAGGTAAGTGAGGGGGCAATCTTGTTTGGTTTGTTTTGTCCCCTCATAAGCCTTACAAAAAAAACAAACAAATGAAAAAATATGAATTTGTAAAAATAGGAGCTAAACAATATCCAGTTAAATTTGGATTTTCAGCTCTTAGAAAATACAGCGCTAAAACAAAAACAACATTACAAGATTTAGAAAAGCTTGGTCAAGAAATGACTTTAGATGGTGCTTTAACATTGATCTACTGTGGGATTGAAGATGGATATAGAGCAGCTAAACAAGAATGTGAATTGACAATTGATGATTTGGGAGATTTGATAGATGATGATTTTGATTCTATTTCAAGATGCATGGAAATCTTATCAAGTCAAATGGGAGGAGATAAGGGAAAAAAGTCAAAGGCCAGCAAGAAGTAAAAGAATCTCTTAGCTGGCAAAAGCTTGAAAGAGTTGCTTTTGGACAAATGAATTTAACTCCAGAAGAGTTTTATGATTATCTGCCCAAGCATTTTTGGACTAAGATGGATGGTTTTTATGAACTTGAAAACTTGAGACAACAGCAAGAGTGGGAAAGAGTAAGGTGGCAAACAACATATTTGATTAACGTTCATTTGCCAAAAAACAAATCAATTAAGTCTACTGATTTAATTAAATTTGATTGGGATAAGAAAGATAAAGTTGATGTTAAAAAATTAAAAGAAAGAGCAGAATATTATAAAAAAATGAACGAATATGGCAAATAAGGCGGTTGGTTTTTTAACTTTTAATTTTGGGGCAAATATGCAAGGCTTTGATAGAGCCATGAAAAAAGCAAGCACCAGAGTTGCAAAGTTTGGAAGAACAATGAAAAGAGTTGGAAGCAACATGACAAACTCGATCACATTGCCTATTCTTGGAGTTGGAGCAGCGGCTGTTAAAATGGCAACTGATTTCGGAACTTCAATGACGAAAATTAGAACTCTTGTTGGTGCTTCGGCTGAAGAGTTAAAAGCTTATGAAAAAGATGTTTTATCTCTTTCAGCAACAACTGGGGTTGCAGCTTCTGAATTAGCTGATGGTTTATTTTTTATTACTTCAGCTGGTTTAAGTGGTCAAGAAGCAATAGATGCTCTTGCAGTTTCTGCAAAAGGCTCAGCTATGCAGATGGGAGATATGAATGACATTGCTTCTGCACTAACTTCTGTGATGAAAGCTTATGAAGGGGAGCAAATGACAGCTGCAAGAGCTGGAGATTTACTTCATGAAACATTAAAACAAGGTAAATTTGAAGCCTCTGAATTTATGTCGAGGCTTGGAAGAGTCATCCCAACTGCGGCTTCAGCTGGTATATCATTTGAAGAGCTTGGAGCTGCTGCTGCTACAATGTCGAAACTTTCTGGTGATGCAGCTTCAACCTTAACTGGATTGAACCAGTTGATGATGAAACTATTAAATCCATCAGCTGAACAGATAGAGATACTTAGTATGCTTGGAATGACTTATGGAGA